AATACTTGTAAAGTTACTGAATTGGCTACGTGTTCGTAGGGTAATGCGTAGGTTGAGGCGGCTGATGTCATTTAAATTCTCCTATTGGTTACTTTGGGGGTTTCTTTCCACATTTCGTTCAGCGTTACATCAGTCTGCCCGACATGAAGTCCTTTAATGCGGTTATCTTTGAGGATAGGACTGTCCTCATCTTTCCATACAAGGCTAAGATACCTGAAGGAATCTGCCGAATGACTGGTGAAATCATGTTTTGGGCGATCCCTAAAACATTTTTTATCATCATCCCATTCCCTTTGATATTGTCGTAAACATTCGATACCTTCTTCGCATCTATTATCAAACCAAGTGCGAGTTAATGCAAGTCGTGTTGCTTGTATTCCATCCTGAATTGACAGGTTTGGAACAATTTTTAGATGTTTTATGTCAATTTTTGCAGAAATTTGTTCGATTATGCTCTTACCACCACTAGCTAGTGTTTTTGCCCGTGCATCATGTGGCAGGTAATGAAAGCCATATTTGTACCCAAACTCATCTTCTTTTTGTGCCAGTAGACCCGTGTAATACGGTATTGCTTGACCGTTAGATGAATGGTGATCTAGTACCCGTATTTCCCCATAAACCACCTGAAACCACCAAATAGATGTGCTGTCATTGAATCCCAAATCCCAAGCAGTATGGCAAGGAAACATAGGATCATAATCGACTGTAGTAATACGATCCAAATCAGTAATTCTACGCATTTCTTGTCCATAAAACGCCCCTAATATTGCGGCTTCAAATGAGCATAGGAACTCTTGCTCGTACTGGTTAGATGACATTGTAGCTTGGGCATCTTCTAATTCAGCTAGTGGTAATAGACCTGATACATCTGCTCTTAGTGTCTTAACATACCAGTTATCGTTCTTTTGGGCTTCGTTGTAAATGTCATAGAACGCATTATGACCCTTTGGAGTACCAATAAAGGTAGCCCAGCCTTGACGGTCTGTAAGTAATGGTCGAACAATCTCGCCCCATAATCTAGGCTTCATGTCTGCGTACTCATCTAACACTACCCCGTCTAGGTATAAACCCCGTAATGCGTCAGGGTTGTCAGCACCAAATAAGCGTATCTTTGCCCCGTTAACTAATTCTACCCATAACTCTGATTGATTAGCCTTAACGATAGCTGGCTCTGCAAACTTGAGTAAGTAATCCCATGCAATGTTTTTAGCTTGTGCGTAGTAAGGGGCAATGTAAGCGTACCTACCGTCAGGTTTCTTTTCCATAACTGCCCTGCGGATCGTATCGCATATAGTAGCCACCGTTTTCCCTGCTCTCCTGTGACAAACCAATACTGCCCAGCGTTGATCCCGTTTATGGAAGTCTAGGAACGCATCCCTTGCCTTGTAAGGGTATTCGTACCTCTTAACTAACTCTTTCAATCTAAGAACTTGTGTTCGTGGATGATCTTGACAGGCTGATCTTCATCACCTGAGTGCTCAGTACGGGCTAATTTAGGTAGGTGGTATTCCATGACGCTCTGCAACATACCAAAAGCCTTTTCAGGATTAGGCAAAACAATGAATTTATCGTCATCGTTTTTAACGCCAATAGCGACCTGTTCTAGCCACTCTTGCATCTTGTAGGCGTTACCCTCTACGAATTGTGCTATCGCTTCCCTAGCCATTGCTGTGGACTTATTAGGGCTACCTTTAGGTCTACCCTTTGGATTATTAGTTTGTTGTTTAATACTCATACCTTTACCAAGTGGTTGATTAAGATAAGTTAATTCTACTACTATTTGACTTCTTTATCCAAGTCTTTAAGTTTATTGGCAATTAGCTTTCTACGGGCTATACGGTCAGCTTGTTGCTTCTCTAGTGTAGATGTATGCTCTTTGCGTAGCATGGCATCTTCAGGTTTGTATTTGCGGCTCATGTGTTCCATTATTTTTCTTCCACATACTTGTTGTAAGCAGTTTCAATAGTGTCTTTACGGGCGGTTTTAGCTGATTCTTTAAAATCTTTAGCACTTGGAGCATCTTTGCTACCAGCCTTGTTCATCTTTTCGCCCGATCCTGCGGCTATCCTAGCCCTTTTACGGTGAATGTTGGCATAAAGTCCGTCTTTCATAGTTTTAACCTTTAAATTTAAGTAGGTAGATGGTGGTGTCAATCTCTTGGGCGATATTGTCAATAAGCTGGCAGATTTCAGGGTCTTGTGGCAGGTCTGCCCGTGCTTCTTTTACAAACCGTTGTAATGATTGTAGGTATGCCAGCGGTTCTTTAGGCTGGTGGTAGGTAGCAGGGAAGTCAGTAATTTGACCGTAAACGCCAAAGTAGGTTTCTGCCAATGTATCGGTTAAACCAATAATATTCTCGTAAAAGTGTCCTAATGCCTTGTGCTTGGCGTAAGACTTGGTAGCCCAATGGAAAAAATGGGTGTTTGTCCCCGAATGTAGCAAGGTTGCAAGAAACAACGCCATTGACTTTTCCATAAAACGCTCCTTTTAATCTATTTTATAACACTTTTCTAGTAATACCTAGTGCTCTAATTGCGGCATCAATGCTATCTACACGGCTTATTGCACCGCCTTTCCACTTACCCATAAAATCCAACTGGTCTGGAGTGAAACGGGACTTGCTATCTCTTTTTATTTCCATCAATATGGTTTCACCGTTATAGCCCACAAGTAAATCAGGGCAACCGTGCTTCATTGATGCAAGTGATACTACCGTAGCACCAGCTTGTCTTAATGCAACCACTATCTCCTTGTGGTTTGTATCAATTCGTGCGTATGTCATTGATTTTCAATTAAAATAGATTAGTATTGGCTAACTTTACCATTATAAGGGATTGGCATGAGCAAACCTAAATGTAGTGAACAAGAGTTTATCGCATTATTTAAGGAGCATAGATCCCCTACAAAGATAGCTAGGCTGTTAGATATTGATGTTAGAAGCATAAATGCCCGTAGAAAAAACTTAGAAAAAAAGCACGATATTGTGCTTGAGGCTAATGATAATCAAGGTAAACCAAAGTTTGTAATCCCTGAAAATAAGATACGTTGTGAATACGAATTAAAAAATGGCGTGGTAATGGTGGGATCAGATTGCCATTACAACCCTAAATATATATCTACCGCCCACCGTGCTTTTGTGCATTTTGTAAAAGAATTAAAGCCAAGCATGGTAATCCTCAATGGTGATTTGTTTGACTTTGCGGTAATTAGCCAGCATAACAGGATAGGTTACCAAGATCACCCCACAGTCCAGCAGGAATTAGAAGAAGTCCAAGCAAGATTAGGTGATATTGAAGCTGTACGGCCAGCAGGGTGTATATTGCACCGCACAATTGGTAACCATGACCTTCGTTTTGATGGCAAACTATCTAATGTTTTACCTCAGTATGAAGGCGTTAAGGGTATGTGCCTAGCGGATCATTTGTACGGCTGGTCATATAGTTGGTCAGTCATGATTAACAACAATACAATGGTTAAGCATCGCTGGCATAACGGTATTCATGCGGTATACAACAATGTTTTAAAAGGCGGTATGTCAATGGTTACAGGCCACCTGCATTCTCTTAAAATTACCCCGTGGAGTAACTATACTGGGGACAAATATGGCGTTGATACTGGAATGATGGCGGCAGTTAATGATGAACAGTTTTTATACCATGAAGATGCAAGCGTCAACTGGAGAGCAGGATTTGCAATCCTTACCTATGTCAACGGTCATTTAATGCCACCTGAATTAGTGCAGGTTATTAATGAAGATGAGGGGCTTGTGTTCTTTAGGGGTGAACTATATGAGATTAAATCCTGAAGTATTAAAAAACTTGTATGCAAGCCTGTATTGTTGTTATCCGTTTACTAAATGGAAAATGCCATTACCTGAGGAAATAGAATTTATTGTTACAAATGACCCTGAAACAATGGGTACATATTTGTACGATACTGGCGAGGATTACGAACATACCATTACCGTATCATCTGCTCGGTGTGGACACTTATACAGCGTTCTAACTACCCTTGCTCATGAATGTGTCCACATGAGCTTCTACCGCCAACAAGGGGCTAAATGGGCTTCTCACGGCAAAGCATTTAGAACCCGTTGCAAGATGGTTGGTGAAGAACTTGGGTTTGATCCGTTAGAACTGTAAGGTATATATTTTATATATACTGATTGCGTATACATATTGATAGCTATATGTATAAAAAACTGCAAAAAGTGTACACATTAACCTACGCAACTTGCGTATTGTGCAATATATTACACATTTATTTAGCCATGTAATACAAACCAATGTTGGCGGTAGCGTAGGACATATAGGTTACGCCCATCGGTACATTACCTTTAACAACCTGTTCTAAGCCTATATAGGCATAAATCAATCCCGTAACAATGATTAACCAGCTACTCAATTAGTTTCTCCGTTTGCTCAAGTAATTGTTCTTCCGTGATGCCGTAGTGGGCCTCAAACCATTTTCTACCGCTGTGAATACTGGTATTTGCTCCTCGATGGTGAAAGGGACAGAGCGGAATAACTGGCGACTTGCTTCTAACGCCACCTCGTCTAATGTGATGTAGTTCCGCTGGCGTTCCTTCATTGCCTTGATGCCTGCATAATGAGCATCCCAGTTCACTAATTTTGCGATACTTTTCTTTCTCATTTTTGGTGGCCATTGATATGATCCACGGTCATTTGTTCTAGCTTTTCGCCTGATTCTGCTATGTCAACGCTTAATTCCAGCATTTGTGTGTAGTCCTTGCGGTTTAAGGCATCCTCATACATCTTGCAAAATAGTTTAAGAATTAAAAATTCTTCGGTTAATTTTAATGGTGTCATCGTGTCATTTTCTCCAAATTACGGTTACTTGCTTGCTCTGTACGCCACGCATCAAAACGCATTGTAGCGGCTGTAATCTTCCATTTAAGTGCTTCTGCTTGTTCTGTAGCCGTTCCTATTGCACCGCACAAATCTTGGTATTCTTGACTTGCATAGGCTTCACGCTCCTGACCGCCAAGGCTTTGCTCATTTGACTTCTTCATCATTATGGCCTTAAGACTTGATTTGTAGGCTTCTAGCTGGGCTAATTGGCCTTTAGCTTTAGCGTATTCAGGGGCGTTGTTAAATATAAAGTTAATTGCTTCGTGTGGGTCATATTCTGTCATCTAATCTTCCTTTGAGTATGTTCCAAGCGGTTGCTGCACATAATGGAACTTGTCCGTTTCCAATGGCTTTAAGTCTGTCCATTGCAGAGGCCATCCCATTAACCACTCTACCCACATCGGGTTCGGCTTTCCAACTATTCCTGTCGAATCCCTCAATGTTTGATTTAAAGGATATTGGGCTGGGTGTCCTGACGGTCGTATTGGTTTCCAATTTGGCATTGTTCCCCGTTGCCCATCCGTTGCACTTGGGGTTGGCCATTGTTCCATTCGTTTCTTTAATGCTTTCCGACTGTTGCTGCCCCCATCTATTCCTGTCGTGCAAGGTGTGTGAAAAAAATCTATGTTGTTTGGTATTCTTTGCGACAATCCACATTCTTTCTCTAAGGTGGTTTGCACCAACATCGGCTGCTGATAACACACCCCATTCTGCATCGAACCCCATTTTGGCCAAATCTGCAAGGACTGTTCCGAGTCCTCTAGTAGTGAGCATTGGACTGTTTTCAATGAATGCGTATTGTGGTCGTACCTCGCAAATAATCCTTGCCATCTCTGCCCACATTCCTGAGCGTTCTCCGTCAATTCCTGCTCCTTTTCCTGCAGCAGAGATGTCTTGGCATGGAAACCCGCCAGATACGACATCAACAATTCCTCTCCAAGTTGTTCCGTCAAAGGTTTGAACATCATCCCAAATCGGGAAAGGCGGGAGAAGTCCGTCATTTTGTCGGGCAAGCAATACGCAAGCTGGGTACTGTTCCCACTCAACGGCACAAACTGTTCGCCATCCAAGGAGTTTTCCCCCAAGTATTCCACCACCAGCACCTGCGAAAAGAGCCAACTCATTCATTTGCCTAATTTCTTTTTAATTAACATTTTTATGCGTTCTTCTTTTTCAGGGTATTGGGCAAGCAATTTAACAACTTCAGGCCATCCCCTGCGTTTTGCAACTGCTATGTACCACTCAACCAAATAATTATCAGAGTTGTTCTTCAAGTTGCTTTATCTTCTGACTAATCCGTGCTCGCCATTGTTGCCAACCCTCACCAGCATAAGCAGGACAATTAACCTCTTGGGCTTTTTTAGCAGTAAGTTCTTCGCTGGAATACCAAGGCAATTCAGGTTTCTTTAAAGGCTCGATGTCCAGTTCATCATCATAACGCCCAGCCCGTAACCAACTTGCAGGGTATGGAATAAAGTCTTTTGTGGTTTCCTTGATCTTCCAGTATTTAAGATGCTGTGGCAGGGCTTCTAAGGCTTTTTCCTGCTCATCGGTAGTCATAGACCGCCAAGCCTTTTCAGCATCCTTACGAGCCATTTTACGGGGATACAAGCCATAAAAAATAGCAAAACTCATTCTGTTCTTTCAATGATGTCGTGGACTTTAGAAGCTATCTTGTAGATATAGTCAATGTCGTTTAAGGTCAACTGACCCATCAACTGTAATATCTTCATTACAGCAATGTCATTGTCTAGCGGCTGGGGTTTAACTAAAGTTTCGATCATGTTCCCCAACCTGCTCTCTTGCCGCCTTTATTAGTTGTTTATCTTTTGCATCTTTGATGATGTCTTTTGCCCGTTGAATAAGTGCTTCATCTTCTTCGGGTTTAATTTTGTAGACATCAATTGCTTGGGTAAGCAAACTGATAAGTCCGTGCTGGACAAGGCACTCAAGTCCTTCTTTGTCAAAATCAACTTGAGCGTTGGCAGAGCCATCAGCGTTTTCCTTAATGATCTTTACTTGTATTTTCATTGTCTGCAAACTTTAAAATAGGTTTATCCAAAGCAAGTTTAGCTAATTCTATGTAACGGTCTACTTCTAGCCTGTCCTCGCCACCAATAGCCGCATTGCTGTGTCCAATCGGCTTTCCCATATTGTCGTAATACACTTCACGAATTTCAAAGTAATCCTCGTATGAATTACTCATGTTTACCAAGCGTAAGTTCCAAGTCATCATTTCACCCAATAAAAGATTAAAGCCATAAAAAGCATTGCCACGCCTAATATGGCAAAGATTCCAACAGAAAAAATTAATATCAAATTTTCAATCATGTTGAAAGTATATGTTAAGTTGTCTTAATGATGTCTATTTATTTTTAGGTGTTTATACCTATGTGTTGTTTTTTTGTCAGGATTGCAAGATTCAAGGGCATAGCTATCCCTACTATGAGGAATAGCTTGTCAGTCTTGCTTAGTTCTGAGGTTAATAT